TTTCTGCAGTGAATACAATGGAAGATATTGAGCGGGCCGCGAAGAAGTACGGCAATGGAAAACAATAAGAGAAGCGGCGGCCGACCCAATCGTTCGTGTGAGCTTGGGCATTGTCCAAGAATTCCTTCGTGACAATGAAGTGATGTGCTACGGCGGGCACCGCGATCAACAACCTGCTTCCTCCCGAAGGCTCGGTTCTACGGCCCGGCCTACGACATTCCGGACTATGACTTCTTCAGCAAGGAACCCCAGGAGCACGCGATGAAGCTCGCAGACAAGCTGGCCAGGGCCGGTAGTCAAGAACATTGAAGGTGCGTCCGGGCAGTTCACCTTGGAACGTTCAAGGTCTTCTCGGATTTCGAAGGCGTTGCGGACATCACCCACCTGGATGCGCCCATCTTCGACAAGCTGTGGAAGGAGAACATCACTCGCGATGGAATTCACTGATGTGACTCCGACAACTTCCTGCGGATGTCGGTGTATCTGGAGCTGTCTCGTCCACAGGGCGATGTCTCTCGGTGGGCCAAGGTCTACGAGCGCCTGGAGCTGCTGAACAAGTACCACCCGATGGTCTGCCCGGCGGGTCAAGGAGACAGCCGACCGGAGATGGACGAAGCCGATCACAAGTTCATTCGAGCAGTATTGTTCGGAAGGAGAACGTCGTCCTCCTGGGCATCACGGCATCGCAGCTGCACGTTCCATAAGCGGAAGACGATCAACTGGTATGCACCGGTCACCGATCCTTGCCGAGAGCTCCCACTCTTGAGAAGATCATCAAGGGTCGTGACAGCTCGCGAGACGCCGGGCACTGAACTGGTTCCGCGATTTGTGCGACATTGCAACAAGGAGGGCAAGAGTCATTATGCGCGTCTTTGAGACGCGCAGCATGCCACAGCTATCACGCGGTGGGAGACGGTGTCATGTGGCCAGCATCCCGACGCTGCTCCAGTTCTTCCTGGCGTATCTCTATGCGGGTGCTGACGGAGACGATGTCATCACCCACCTGCTCTGTGTCGCGCAGCGGCTGGTGGATCTTGCGCACAGCAAGTCCAAGCGCCAGGTATGCACCTCGACACCCCGATAGCTGTCTGGGGCATCAGGAGACGTTGGCTGGCTGCGCAAGCACAAGGCCGTTCTGTATGAGAAGTATCTCGAAAAGCAAGAGCTCTGTTGATTTCCTGAAGTATTTCTTCACCTACAACCCTCGGGATACAGCGACCCGACGCAAGAAGGCCAAGGACGCTCTACGCAAGACCCGCAAGGCTAGGCTGTTGAAGCTCCTATTAAGCTCGCCACATGGAACGGAAGACCCGTGACAGCTCGAGCACGACTCCTTGACACCCTGAAGAAACTGAACATACGAGTCGTTTCGCATTGGGCGTCTGGTTGATATACGCGTTCGCACCTGTCGTGGATAGCAAAGGTTTGGTACACCAGCCGCACCTTTGTTCTCGTCGTCGCATCCGAACGCATTCTGAACCCGAAGCGATGTTATGCCGGAGACATCAATGCCGCGCTGTCCGCCTGCACTCATTTGCTCCTACTCCAGATTATAAGCGACCCGTGTACCATGTCATGTCGAAGTAGGAACCTGCCTGCGGGCTTTCTTCACCAGGTTCGGCGGCGGCGTCCTCCGAGGACTTGAGGAAGACCTCGGCATTTGTCAGCGCTCTGAGGGTAGTATTCGCACATGCGCCGATGACACCTGTCCCACTGGCCACCGAACTCGTCCGCCGATCACCCGGCTTCGGAAGGTTGCGTCAGCGTGTGGTAGATGCGCAGGGTGCCGTTTATGTAGACGCTCACCGCAGTCTGGTCGACCACAATACCCACGTGGATCCATTTCAGTGCCGGGATGTTTCGAGACCAGGATCGTCTCAGGAACGGTTGCCATAGGTGTTGACAACAAGCACTAGAGAGTTCGACGTGCTGTCAAGGTAGAGCCCGGTGCAGTCTCCCTTGCGAGAAGATGCGGCGACGTTCTCCGAACCCTGCCGTGAAGTTCTTAACGCAGCAGCCAGCCCGTCCAGGAATAGACGGCTCCCTCCTTCTCGTTAAAGGACCCGAGGCAGTTCCATTGTGGACGACCGATATCTTTGACCCCTCTCTGCAGAGCCTTGGAGAACACGTAATCCGGTACTCCTTGGGTGCGGTGGTGACGAAGGCTGCATACAGCCGCAATGGCAATGACAACTGCGCACCAGAATCCATATCCAAATAGACATTGTTCATTACGTAGAAACAAACCCTCTCGGTCCGAAGCCGCAGACCACCCGTTCGCGTTGCGGAGGTCGTGCGCGCAACGTCCTCGGAACACGCAGGTCCATCAGGAGTCCAGTACCATCCGAAGCATCAGTCTCGTAGGACGTCTGCTGCTGGAACACGAGAATACGGTGGGTCCATAACTATCGGTTCCCAGGTTGTGGAGATGTAGTGAATCCGAGATGGATCGCTCTGGTATTCGCGGGTGAGGAACCCTGCGCGCGCCAGTCGCGAATCGTCCAATCTAGGTCTTCTCCCCGCACACGCATCCTTGAACCGAATCAGCTTGGCCACATCGGACATCATCGGATTGAGGTGGTTCGGCGGCGCGAAGGAACACCTCGCCCGCGCGCCATGTAGTCAGTGAAGCTCGTTCGTCGCAGGCTGTGCGTGAAGGTATACTGCGCAATCTGTCCACGCAGGCGCATGACCGGCTAGTCGCCTCCGAATCATCTCGGAGGACATCCTCGACATAGGCATCTGTGATATCGTCGTCATCGTCGATGAAGTGACATGGTACTTGCCCTTGGCAGCTCTGCAGCAGCTTTTGCGCTTGCTGCCAATGCTCATCTCACGGTTGTCCAGCTCCACGCAATATTCAATCTCGGAGATCAGGGCAATGCGGTTAATCTTCTCGCGGAGAGAGTCGAGAAGGTTCTGCAGGCTGACCTCGCGACCCAACAATGGCTCGGGATCAGGATAGACCAATCGTAGTCGTACCGCTTGCGGGAAATGTAAGTGTACATGTCATGGTTCCAGTACCGCTGATTGGCTTCATAGAGCGCGTCCATTCGGTCTGGCGAACCCAGTGCCCGGGTGCTCGTGGCGGATATGCAGTACGCAGACTGTAAGAGCGCAGATGTCCTTGTAGTCCGTGCGGCAGAGATCGGTCAGTTCGGTGTCACAGAAGAGGCTCTTGTAGGAGGGGTGGTAGATGTAGCCCTGCCGATCGTAGAACGCGCCGCCCGTAGACACACAGCGTGTCGAGGCGGTCTGCCTGGTGTCCGTCGTTGAACCAGAGGATACCGTTCGTGTCCGGAAAACGAGAAAGCATAAGATTGCGAATGATATCATCATATCCCTTGATCTGGGGATCATATCATCGGAGACGAGAACCACGATCTCCCACGGATAGTCGATGCGGTTCATATCCGCATTGCAGCGCCTCAATCTCGAATCGGTTGTCTGCAATAGAAGACCCGACCCCATGCCGAGATCCGACGAAACATGCGCTCCAGCTCCTCTCGCAACAAGGTTTCGAGTCATGCGACATCGTCATCGTCGCATCGCAAGAAACGCGCGATCCCGAGGAGATTCGGGGCGGCTGGCAGTCCGAATATGCGACTTCTGGAGTGTCTGCATGACCCGCTGGGGCGAGAACGAGTTGGACACTTGAGAAGAATGCGCATTAGAGGTTCTTAGTCTGATCGCCTTAAAATGTATACTTGCTGACCTCCGCGCCCTTGTAGTTGAAGATGGAGAGGCGGAAGGTGTATCCGAAGATGCGAGCGAACAGGGTATCGTCTTCCTGTGCCATGGACTTGGCGCACCACACGTCGTGCCCGCGCCAAAGAATGACTGGGCGTCAGATCGGAGTCGAGCATCGCCAGTGTACGTCGCGGAGGTTGCAGACGGAGCCCGGAGAAGCCACCGTTGTCGTTCAGGATCGACGCCAACCCGCGGCCGGCTTCGGCACACCGGGAATCACACACGACTTGACAAGGCGCCCGTTGATGTAGATGTCCATGTTGCGGTCGAAACAGTGCAATGGATACCGAGAACCAGGCCTGCAGCGGTACGTTCTCGACGGTGCAGGTGAAGACATCGCCCGACGCGTTGCGAGCTTCCCGTCGGCAGTGGTCGTCGCGGTATCGACGAGTTATCACCGTAGTAGCGGCATCGGAGACGTTCAGGCTGTTGCTTGGTCGGGGTGCAGCGGCGACCGGCGGGTTCAGACTACGGACCGCGTTGCTCGCGCTCACGCGCTTCACAACGTCCTTCTGCGTTGGCAAACTTGTAGTCCCAGTCCTTGACGTACATCCAAAACTGCGATGACCGTAGTCGTGCACGCTGGCCGACGGACGCCGCCGTCGCATTGATTACGGTTCGTCTCCTTTCCGATCGATGGCGCGCCGGGATCTGGTTGCCAGCGGCCGTGGTCGCCTTGCCTAAACATGGTAGGCGGCAGTGGTCGCCCTGACAGACCGACCGCATCGACGCGTAGACGAGAGTATCCGACGGCGAGAAGAAGTATCGCCGCCGGTTATGCAGACCACACAGACTCCGCGAGGTCTGCGCTTCGGTGAGGCTGGTGCAACGAGTAGTTCGGGATGCCGGATCGTCATGTCCGTCCATGCTTATTGTTTAAGGAAGGGACTTTCTTACGAATGATCTTGACTACTGCTAATGGAAAACGGACGACGTCCGTGCAAGCGAATCAAGCTTCAATGTACTGCAACAACTGCGGTGGAAAGGGTCATCTGTTCCGAACATGTGCAGACCCCGTGTTGTCATGCGGAATCCTGTCTGATCGACAAACCCAGGACCTGCCGGTGACTCCCGGCGACGTCAACGCTCTTGATGATCCGACGGAAGGACAGCATGAGCTTCGCCGAGTTCATGCGCGGCAAGTATGATACTAGCGAACACCGAATACGTTGCGCGGCTGATCAAGAACATGACGCTCAAAGAGCAGGCGAACGTTGCATCGGAGCCGTTTGAGACTCTCTGGAAGAACCTCTGGGGCGACGACCGGATGTCCACTGACTTTGCGCATTGCTCGGTGACAAGTTCAACCGCCTGGACAGGTATGCGCTGTTCGGGACAACCTCTCGGAGTATACCGAGCCCGAATGGGGATTCCCGAAAGGCACGTCGCACACGAGGTGAATCGGATCTGGACTGTGCTCTGCGCAGTTTGCCAGAGGAGACCAACGTACCCCGCAGCGCATTCGTCGTGCTCAAGAACATCGTCCTGGAGGAGACCTTTCACAGGTCTCAACGACATTCGGTATCGGCACGTCTACTTCATTGCGCTTGCTCAAGCAGCCGGGACTTGATTGATCTCAAACAGAAGTTCACTCCCATGCAACGGAGAGAGATCTCCGGAATTGCGTGGAAGACGATGGACGAGGTGGATATCCTCATTCGTCCGCATTACGTAGCAAACTGAAGAGCATGATGGATCAACTGAAGTAGTTCTCCAGAGTTATGAGACATCGGATGTCAGACCGGAAACCCGCGAGATAAACGGTGATCATATACGAGACCGCGGCAATCACAAAGACCCACCACCAGAGAGGGAAGACAGTGGATTCCTTGTCCTGGGTCCCGAAGGGGCGAATCCGTCCCTCACGACCAAAGGCGATGTGTGGGCTTCAGATAGAGGAACCCCGCCATCAGAAAGAGGTAGATGGTAACCATCCACATACGGTGGTTTTTCCGTATCATTGTCTTCTACGGCGCAAAGATTTAGCCCGGCGTTCGACCGTGCGCCGCTTCTTGCCACGCGCGCGACGAGCTCGCGACCGCCCATCTTCCGGTTCCACCACTCCGGGGTCTGAAGAAGTTCGTATTTTGCTCTTCAGGTCTGCATCCGAAACTACGAGCTCCCTATTGGAGTCTGCAGCATCGTATATGAGATGTCCGGCCCTTTTCGGGCGCATGTACTTCCACATGGAGATGACGTTAACTTTCTTGCCGACAGAGTTCGTGGCGGTTCGATCAACCCGACTGTAAACATCCCCGCTGACGGTACGTGTTCAGCGGGTGCTCCCACATAATTTCCTCCGGCTCCGGTGGCGGACCATAGGGCTCGGGTGTTTGAGCTGGTGAATAACTTGGGCAACTTCCTCCATCGCATCGGCCACGAGAGTTTCGGGGATCTGCGCATTGCTGATAACGGCCGTAGCCTCTCCGAACAAACTGGCGAGTGCATCACCGAGTTCTTCCCCTTTCGCAACTGTTCCACTCAGCGTGCCCTCACTGGTCCACGCATTGAATGCGGATACCACTCTCGCAATGTCCGCATTGGCGGGTTGCGCTTCCTTCGCAGCCAGTAGTGCCGCGGTTATGGCAGCAAGCTTTCGCCGGCTTGGTGCGGGCATTGTAAGTAGTCTTTAAAAAGTTCGTATTGGTTTGAAGTAATGCGCTAAACCTTACATTTTACCCAACCGCAAGGCGTTTGCCGACGCGATCACTCGCATGTTCCTGCGGTCCAACTACCGCAAGGGCGACGTGGATCCCTCTCGGCAGAGGAGGCTGATGTGGATCTCTGCATCCCCCGGTCACGGAACACTGCGAGAGCTCTTTCCCTATCAGAAGCTCGTGCGCGGACTACATGCTGATCGAGACACCCGTACCGAGGATCTTCTCCTGTACCACGGTCTAGGTTCTGGCAAGACGTGCTCGTCCATCGCAGTGGCCGAAGTCGCTGCTGACCACCCAGAAGGTCTACGTGCATGCTGCCCGCGTCGCTGGAGTCCAACTACCGCGGGCGAGATCCGCAAGTGCGGGCGACCCGATCTATGCCTTTTCCCAGCACTGGCGCCGCCAGGAGCTGACCGAAGAGAGCCGTAGCGTAGCGATAGGGCTTGGCATCCCCGAGGGTTTCCTGGACCGCACGGGGTACTTCTATTCCGACGGTGCCCGATCAGGAGGCGAACTGGGAGACTCTGCCCAAGGCAGCCAAGGACGGCGTCGCGGCTCAGATTGAGGCGGTGATTGACTCGCGCTTCAACTTCATCCGCTACAACGGTCTGTCGTCTTCCAATATCGGCAAGTTCGCGCCCGAAGAGGGTCCCGAATCCGTACGACAACTCGGTTGTGATCATTGATGAGGCCCACAACTTCATCGCGCCAGGTGTCCAACAAGTCGGACATTGGCTACCAGCTGTACAAGAAGATCTACGAGGCTCGGAGCTGTAAGGTGGTCTGCCTATCCGGCACGCCGGTCGTCAACAGCCCCCACGAGATCGCGTTTCTGATGAACCTCCTGCGCGGTCCTATTGAGCGCATCATTGTGCCGTTCAAGGAAGCACCCACGTGGGACGAGGAGAAGTTCAAGACGGCGCTGAAGGCTGTGCCCGATGTGGACACGATTGAGTTCAACACGGTGAAGAAGTATCTGATGCTCACTCGGAATCCGCCCAACTTCCGCAGCGTCTACAACGAAAAGGGCGAGCGCGTCGCGGTTCAGTATGTCGCGGATATGGTGTCGCCTCCCGTGGCACTGGACTGGGTCAAGTCCTGGAAGTCCAAGTTTGAGACGGACATTGGCGGCGGTGAACTGGATGCCGATCGTGTGACCACTGAGATGCTGGAGTGCATGCCCAGCGACTATGATCAGTTTGAGTCCACGTTCCTGGACGGGCTGAACATCAAGAACCCCCTGCTGTTCCAGCGCCGCATTCAGGGTCTGGTGTCCTACTTCAAGGGTGCCGACGAACGCCTTCTTCCCCGTCGTGTAGACGACGAGCATATGCTGGAGAAGGTGGAGATGTCCTCCGAGCAGTTCAACAGCTACCTTGAGACGCGGTGGAGTGAGCTCAAGGCAGACGCCAATCGCCGTCAGAAGCGTCGCATGGACGAGGATCTGGGCTCAGTTCCGTGTCAATTCTCGTCTGGCGTGCAACTACGCGATTCCTCCCGATCTGATCCCCGCGAGTGTTCGGCAGCAGATGCGCGAGGCCAAGGACCCCGCGGAGGCGAAGGCACTTGCCAAGGAACAGAAGGAGGCTGCTCTCGGGCGTCTGCGCGATGCCCCCGATCGGTATCTGTCGGAGCGCGCACTGGCAATCTTCAGTCCCAAGATGTTGAAGATCCTGAAGAACATGCAGGCATCGCTGGGAGAGCAGCGCAACTGGAACAACCAGTTCCTGTATTCGCAGTACAAATCACTGGAGGGCGTGGGTGTCTTTACGGCGATTCTGGATGCGAATGGCTGGCAGCCGTATCGTATCATCCAGGACGACACGGGTCAGTGGATTGAGGACCCGAGCATGGATCCCGAACAAGCCGGCGTATGCCCTCTTCACGGGTGGTTCAGGCATGGTGGGCGCCGAAGTCAAGAGCGACTTCTCCACCGTTCGTCGCGATGCCATCAAGCGGTTGGCAACCAATTCTGAGGTGCGCGAGTATATGCGGCAGATCTTCAACAACAGCTACGAGGACTCCATGCCCGCGAGTCTGAAGGCGTCTGTAGAAGGACGTGGCTACCGCATGCTCTGCCTCATGATGGCAACATCTGCGGGTGCCGAGGGTATCACGCTCGCCAATGTCCGGCACGTTCATATCATGGAGCCGCACTGGACTCCCTCTCGTCACGACCAGGTCATTGGTCGCGCGATTCGTATCTGCTCGCATGCGAAGCTGCCGATGGCAGAGCGCACAGTAAAGATCAGCTTCTATCTCTCGGTCTTTACGGAAGCCCAAGCCAAGTCCACAGAGGGCGCGACCAACGTCGTGCCGATTCGTCGGTCGGACACGGGACTCAAGCGGTATGAGGGTGACCCGCCTACGGAAGCCTTCATGAGCACCAGACGAGTACCTCTACAATGCCGCCTACGAGAAGGACAAGATCAATGGGCGCATCTCTGTCCTGCTCAAGCAGTCTGCCGTCGACTGTGAAGTTCATCGGAAACTCCATAGTCGCGAAAAACCTGTAATTTCGTGTATGCGGTTTGATACGACGGTAACCGGCGAGGATCTCGCCTATCGCCCGAGCATCAAGAATGACGATCTGGATGCGACGTATCTCCGCAACATGTCGCGCAAGCAGCGTCGCCTGCAAAAGGTTGCCATCAAGGGTATGGTATTCTATGTAGATCCAGACAGCAATGAGGTGTTTGACGGTCCGGCGTTCACCGACGAGAACCGTCTATTGCGTCTTGGGATCAAGACGTCGTCCACCCAGATTCGCTGGATTATCCCGTGAAGGAAAGGATGTCCTCCAGCCAGTTGTCGCAGACCAGCGACCAGCTCTTGAAGTTGTAGTTCTTAATCGCCTCGCGCATCGTTCGGCGAGATTAGTGGCCGCGGTCTCCATCGCGTCGGAAACCTTGCTTGGGGTGGAAGGCGGGCACCCGAGTTGCCAAGCGGCATACCACCCGCGTGATAGACATAGAAGTCGCCCGGAACGAAACTGGGCAACTCGGTGTCCAGGAAGTCACTGTACGCACCAACGTCGGTGACCACCTGGGGCGCACCCGTGTACAGATGCTCCAGCTGGCACAGACCATACCCCTCACCGTCCGAGGTATTGATGCCAATATCCGCGACGTTGTAGAGCTGATTGATACCATCGTCCGCAATCACATTCGGGCGGTGCAGTATCGATACAGAAAACGCGATTGGCATAGGACTGGGGGTTGAGTCCGAGGTCGGCAAGCTCCAGTGCATAGATACTTGGAAACGTCGTAGTAGGCACCGAACTGTGGCGACAAGTTCGTTGCAACAATGAGATAGTACGGCGTGTCCTTCTCCCGCACGAGAAGCCGCGCGAATGCCTGAACGGTAAGATCGAGCCGCTTGCGCTGGCTGTTGCGATTGGCATTGAGATAAGACCACTGCATTCTGCGGGATATTCATGGTCCGGCGAATGTTTCAGCGATCCGATACCGACATGGACGAGAACACGGTACGGATCTACTGCGTGTTCCAGGATAGACACATTCGTGAAGTCACCGTAGCCCATGAGCGTGCGTACGCCAGCGTCTCCGAGAAACAGAAGACGCGATCGGCGTGGTCGCGAATCGCATCCATGAGAGGCTGAGCGATTCCCTGGTAGACCTGGTCTACATAGATCCACAGCTTGTACGGAGTCTTGCCGCGCTCGTGCTTCATCGCCTCAATAAACCGGTAGATGATGAGAGGGTCGTTGTAGATCATAACAACATTGGGGCCAACCATCTCCAGATACTCGTGGATCTTGTTGAAGCCGAACCCCTCCTCCTTGGGATCCTCGTTGGCAGCCGCATCATACTGAATGATTCCCTCCGGACACTTGCGGAAGCCTGGACGAGACGGATGACGCTGGAATCCAAAGTGGTAGGTCTTGACCTTCGGCGTCATTGTCGCAAGCTGGCGCAGCAGATTGTACGCAACCTTCGCGTAGCCGGTGGTCTGATCCGTGTGCGTGCTGACAAGGACGAACCGCATTCTTTGGAGACTAGACGATTCTCTCGTATAAACCACAAATGCAGGTGAACTCTGCGCAGGATTGGCTGACCAATAAGAAGCGCCAGATTGTGGCGAGCACGTACCACCGAACTCCTCCCCGCAGTCTCGGAAGTACAATTATGTATTTCATCAGCGCGCTGGCCAATGGCGCGACACAGCGGGAGCGGTTTATCGTTCCGCCGAATCCGGAACTGAGCACGATCCCAGGAGCAACCTATTCGTCGCTCTGCTGCCTCTCTGCGGGTCAGACGGGTGCGCCGTTCACGTTCTCTACGGTGACGCCGCAGGGCAATATCCCGATTCGCGACCTCAACCTCGCCATGAGCTACGCGGCAACTATCCGGCAGTAAGTAATGGCGATCTCCATTCTAACATGGGCAACGAGTGTTTTCTATGTTATCATCCTTTTGCGCTTCTTTTCTATCGTGGAGGAAGGGAGCTAAACAATCCGCCGTGTCTATACAAATATGGGCGGAGGCTTACTTCAGCTTGTCACAACGGGTGCCCAAAATGAGTTGGTCAATGGAAGCCCCTCCATGACTATTTTCGGGCTGTCTATCGGCGCCATACGAACTTTGCGATGGAGCACATTCGTATGTCTTTCACGGCATCCAATCTCCAGTTCGCCACAACGGGAACGCGTACGATTTCCTGCCGCATTGATCGGTTTGCCAACGTGCTCCACGACACGTATCTTGTCCTGACGCTTCCCGATATCTGGTCTCCGCTGTACTATCTCGGAACATCCGCACCTCCTGCAGGCTATGATTCGCGTTCCAACTGCGCTTGGTTACGAGTTCCCGATGGATTGACAATATCGGCTACAACCTCATTGACAGCGTGAATATCACGATGAACGGTCAGGCTCATTCAGACACTGCGCGGTGAGTGGATGAAGATCTATTCATATCTGACGCACGACGACAACAAGCGCAAGATTGTGGACGAGATGGTGGGCAATGTGAAAGAGCTCAATGATCCCGCGAATGCCTATGATCGTGTGAATCAGTATCCCCATGCAGTGACCCCCGCGGTGCTGCCCTCTACTCTTGCCGACAGACGACGCACTCCCGAACCGAGCATTCGGTCGCGCCAGCTCGTCATTCCTCTGCACTTCTGGTTCTGCGAGAACCCGGGGTCTGGCTCTGCCGCTCATTTCGCTGCAGAACTCGGAGGTCTATATCAACGTGACGCTGCGTTCGCTGAACGATCTGTACACTGTCATCGACGCGAACCCGACAAGCCCCACCTATGGAAAGCGCGTGGCTCCCGTGAACTACCCGATGTCACTGTTTCTGTCTCCGCCGCTTACCACCGGTCTTCCGAGCAACCCGTCGAGTCATGTCATGGTTCCCCCGACCCGTACGTTGAGGGCAACTTCATCTGGATGACGGAGGCGGAAAAGAATCAGTTGGCGCGCGCAGATCAGACGTTCCTGGTGAAGACGGTTCAGTTTGTCTCGAGAGAAGACGGTCAGTTCGGAGCCAATACGGACATGGAACTCCCGATGTTCAATCTGGTGACGCGGTTTGTGTTTGCCGTCCAGCGATCGGATCGTATCCTTGTAAACGACTGGGACAATTACACGAACTGGGAGAACCCAACTCGTGCCCCGTGGACGGCGATTGACACTAACGTGATGTCTGGACTCGACATCGCCGGGCAGCAGCAAGATCACCTCGGTATATCCCAAGTTTCCGGTTCTGGATGGACTTGTGCTTCTGGATGGCAAGGAGCGCTTCCAGACCAAGACGTTCCCGTTCTTCAATCTGCTGCAGATGTACCGGCACACGACAGGCATTACGACAGAGCTTCCTGGCGACTCAATCGATACTCGTTCGCGCTAGACAATGACCAGTATCAGCCCAGCGGATCCATCAATGGCAGCATGTTCAACAAGATCGTACTTCGTCTGTCTCTGCAGCACCGTTCCTATAGCGCGGCAGTCTGCCCCAGACAACAGTTGTCTATGCTCTGCAAAGTCGTACGCTCTTCAGTCAGAATCCGACACTCATCACAGCGGCGCAGTGCGCGCTGATCAATCCGGCTCACGGGTCTGCGGGTCTATCCCTGAATGATGTCGTGTCCATCGTGCAGACGAATGACAATGTCATCTTTACATTCACGTACAATGTGGGTGTCTACGTGGAGTCCATTAACTTCCTGCGGGTCGTGTCGGGTCTCGCCAATCTTGTGTTCTCATCTTAATAATGGGGACGATTAAGCAGGCAACGTACGGAGACGATCAAGCCTCCTCGGATGTCACGGACGCCCTTATCAATATGTACCGGTCCGGACAGAAATCATCGTATAACTTACGGTGGGTCCTGGTATTCTTCAGAGACAAGAGACTAAGTCCTACAGGTCGAACTAACGCCAAGTGAAGAAGAAGTCGTACAAACTCAGGCACAGGAGGCGTGTGGCAACGCGCTGGATGCGCAAGTGTATCGGGTAACAACGGAGTCTCTTCGGTCTTCCAAGTTCGGAGGGAAAAGGCTGGAGGACAAGCGTCGATGCCCGTACGCGGCGAGCGTCTAACGGTTACTCTCGTGGAAAATGGAAGAGAGAAGACCGTTGTGATTCCGAAAAATCAGGTGTTTCGGTATGGTACTGCTCCGAAGGAGACGACACAACAGATAACAAGCGTCTCGCCGAGTATCAGAACATCTTTAACTGGGAGACTCTGAGCCAAGCGGCATGGACCGGACTGTACTACTTCATCTGGGCATTTGGCTCTGCGTTCACATGGCTAGCCCTGAGTCAGCCGTATCCGCCGGCAACAGGTCACGCGATTAATCCCGGAGATTACTGGTGGCTCAAGTACGTTCTGGCAACGATCATCGCACTTCTCTCTGGCGGCTGGGGAGGGTTCGTTGTGGTTGCGATTGTCGTAGCTTCGTCCTGGGTCTCAAGCACTACATCGGTCAGAGAAGTTTGCTCGTCAATACATAATGATTGAGCTGCGGTGGCTTGGCCGCGGGTCTTATCGTTCGTATGCTGATGGCGACCGTGTTCGTGCCTCCCGACACGGAAGACTGAAGACCGTTCCCGCCGCCGAATGATTCGCAGCGTCTACCATACCGATACGGGGTGTGTCCGGTTTGTCTCCGAAGAGGTTCCGTGCGTCCAGGGAGCGGATTCTCTGAATCTACTCGCAAGTCTTGGTAAGAAGCAATGATCCCGATCGCCGACGCAATCCATCGCGGGGCGCCTCATGTTTCTCCTTCATCATTGGGCTTGGACTGTCGGCAATCTCTATTTCACCGGAACTACAGCGTGAAGAAAGAGGTTGCCCTGCCACTGGACGAAGCCACCTCCCGAGTGGTAAAAGCCGATGGGCAAGTGCTACCGGTATCGCGTGGAAGACGCGAGCGTGTGAAAACGTGTCTAAGAACTAAACAATGGACTCTGACGCCACATCTCTGGACGCCCTTCTGCCCTCTCCGCAGGGTCCTCAGTCTCAGCCACCCATGCGTGCCGATGCCGAGCGTCCCGACACCCGGTCACGCGGCGATGGCGCCGACGTTCAAGCCGTCGCTCCCCGCGATGCGCTACGTCCTGGGTGGCAAGCGAGTCTCTACGTGTCCTTCTTCCTCGCCGGCGGCGATCATCTCGCTCTCGCATGCCGCCGGAACCTGCTCCTCCAGTATGTGCCGAACGCGTACACCTCCGGTGGCGTTGTCTCACTCATTGGGTGCAGGTGTCCTCGGTGCTCGCCGCCGTCGTTCTTGCCAACGTGATCAACGGCTTCCTTTCGAGCATCCTTGGCTAAGAGCCTCTGCTTCGACATCAATGAGAGTCTGAAACAGCCGCGTGAAGTTCTTCACTCGCGCCGTCTGACTCGCCTTGTCGGGGAGGGGTATCTTGGCGAACGCGATGAGCATTGTGCGAATTCGATTGATCTCGACATCCAGCATACCCTCGTCTACGAGTTCGCCGGACGTGCATCATAATTCGGTAATCGGTCCACTCACTGCCATCCATTGTCTACACAAAACGAATCTGTTGGGTCCGAGCCGATTCGTTTCGTGGGAGCAAGATGCCGGACTACGACTACTACGAGCTGTTCGATGACACTCAGGCGGGCATTATGGGCGCACTGGACGACGGCGGTCACGGAAGCCCATGCGTGGAGCTTCCTGCGGCATACTGGGAGCCGGAGTGGGAGATGGTCCCGCTGCCGTCTATCGAGAACCGGCTGCCGAACCGCGACGCATACGATGAGGATGTCTGCAATGAGTGCATGGACATCATCTGGACGATTGCCCGGATCGGTCTGGCAGGAGTTCCGCGAATCGTACATCGCACGAGAACCCGCCGTGTACGTGCCGTCGCCGGGCGGGCAAGCTGGCGGGCTACTGCTGGCCTCGCAACGATGACGAGAGCCAGCCGATGTGCGAGGAGATCCGGGACTACCGCCAGCTCTTCCAGGACAACGAGCACGTCAGCCGACTGAATCACCTGGACAATGTCATCACCGAGCATGGTGACTGGGAGTACTGGGCGATTGAAGCACCATTGACAGCGGGCGACTCCGCGGTCGAATCGCCTACGGCATTGAGGGCATCACCGAAGAGGATATGACAGATCATGTCAGGGATCGCTACACAGGGTTGGGACGAGTTCATCCGCTTGCGTGACGAGCACATCTACCGCATCCGGGCACAAATGCCCGAGGTAGACTAAGCTTACATTCTGTCTGCATGATTGAACAATGAACTACCAGCCGTTCCGCGACCCGCCGGCGTGGTTCCATACACGGATCTTGGTAGGACCGGGTGTGTTCTCACCCCGATCTTCCAGGTCACTCGCAATATTTCCCATGTCATCAACTGCGCATACCAGAATGACTCTCCTGCCTGGTTTCGCATTAAGTATCCGGACCAGCTACGAGTGCCTGTATGCCCCCGACAGCCCCGATGCTGATATCCGCAATTGGCTCCCACAGTTTGAGAGGGCGATGTATCGGTTCCTGCGCGAGGGGAACGGAGTCGTCTATGTTCACTGCGCGGCAGGCATGAACCGCAGCGCAACTCTTGCGCTGGCGTATGTCTGCAAGAACTTCTATTTCCCCATGGATGTGATGATTCAGACGACTCTTCGCCAGCGACCCTGCATGTTCCAGAATCCAGTCTACATGAACCAGGTGAGGGAGTTATTAATGGACGTATTCAGAGTCCGCAAAATCACGGAAGTTCCAACGGAAACGATGAACGGCGGAACACTGGACTCAATGCACCAGGACATCGTCCAGAACCTGCGCGACTCGACGTTGATTCAGGACAAGTTGAAGCAGGAGCTGGAGATCCCCGCGAGCGAAAAGCTCGGACCTCTGCGCGAAGAATGACGTGCGTCTCTGCCGGTAGAGGCTGCTACATGTTCAGAGCCGTATCCGCGAGATTGAGGCGGAACTGGCAACACGCCAATCCGCTGCAGGAGTACTACATGAAGAACATGGACCTGCTGATGGACTACTACGAAAAGCAGGACAACCAGGCTCGCCGTCACAACCTGCGGGACGCGACACCTCCAATACGTTCCTCAAGTTCTTCTCCCAGCCGGTTGCCGAGAGCACGGGACCGACTCGCAAGCAGATGTTTGACGAGTACGTCCAGCGTATGAAGCTTGCGCCGAGTGGCGATGCTATTCAGACTCTGACGGAACACTGCGAGTGTATGCAACGTTGCTCGCGAGGAGATTAGCTCCGAGGGCATCCTTGTCTGCCCGCGGTGTGGCTCGGAGGAGTATGCGCTGGTGGTCTCCGACTTTCCCAGCTTCCGCGATCCACCCAAGGAACGGAACAACTACGCATACAAAAAGATCAATCATCTCAATGAGATCTTGAACCAGTTCCAGGCAAAGGAGAGCGACCATCATTCCCGAGGAGGTTATGAATGAGGTGGTGCTAGAGTATCCGCAAGCGCCGCATTGCCAACATCGCGGACCTCTCGGAGGACGATATCCGTCAAATCCTCAAGAAACTCGGTTGGTCCAAAGTATTATGAACACCGAGCCCACATCCTGTTCTCGGCTCAACGGCAATCCGCCTCCCACCATTACGCCTGAGATTGAGGAGAAGATTCGCGCAATGTTTCAGGAGATCCAGGCTCCCTTCCTACTCTACTGTCCCGACGACCGAACCAACTTCCTCAGCTACAGCTACATCCTCTACAAGTTCTTTGAGCTCCTTGAGCTGGACGAGTACAAGGCCTTCTTCCCCTCCTCAAGTCCCGCGACCGACTGAATCGCCCACGACCAGATCTGGAAGAAGATCTGCGACTACCTGCAGTGGAATTCATTCAGTCTGTCCTTGAGGATCCCTTCGCTCTCCGTCGCCGCTCTCCGAAGTCGTCTCCTCGGGACCCGCCTCAACCTCGCTGTCTTCGTCGCTCGGCATCGGCTCTTGCCGGGGTGGCAGGTCTGCGGTCAGGGCTCGCAGGTTCTTGATGAACTCAACAAAGTCCATACGCTCCTTCCAGAAGCGCTCTTGTCTTCTGCCGCCCTCAACGTTCTGCACTCGGTAGATCCACCGCGATATGCGGGCTGGAACCGCGCGACGAATCGCGGTTCAGTGGTTGCGCCATGCCTTCCCCAATGGTAAATTTTTTGGGGATTCGTTCTGTGGCGAAACGTGCAGCATACAGGCGGATTTACTCCGTGATGGATAATCCACGCAGTTGAGATACTCGGACCTTCTTCTGCCAACTGGCAGTGAGGTACCCTCCGGATCCCGTTGGTGGACACATAGAATGTCACCGTCATGTGCACATCGTTCTCCTCGTCGAGCTGGTACTCAAGCGGGTCAGGACGCGGCAGGCCGGTGGGACCTCGTAGGGTGGCACCGACATGAACCGGTAGCCTCGCCGTCTTCTTTGGCATGGACGAGCACGCGAAGGCGAGGATGAACTCGTAGTTGCTTCAGCTTCGGCGGTAGCTGTCCATTGGGATACACTCGCTCTCGCGCTGCCGCAGCTCGCGAATGTAGCTTCCAAGATCTACATTGAGGTTGACCAGATTCGTCTCCATCTCGGCGATGGCAGACCGGGCTATGTCAATGCGTGCGAGAAGCTCCATGTCAGTAAGGCGGTTCATCTTGTCTCCATGATCTATCCCACTGGACCGAACGGATTCGTTTTGCTCAAGCTGGAAAGGACATGATGTTGAATTCCCGTATTCCAACTTACTCCGAATCCTCCGCATCCGCTCCGGTGTCTCCAGGTCTCGGTAGCGGCAGCCGCTCCCGTCCATCTCCGCGTGGCTGGGACCGAACTCAATCAGCCGGCGGATTCGTGGGAAGTAGCGTACTGCTTGTACGGCAAGCCGGAGCCCCGCTCCATGCTGGGCGCGCCAAGCGGTAGCGCCTTATCAATACAGCAGATATCGGGCGCGGCTCTACCCCATACGGGATCACGTGGCGCCACGCATCACGTCGCAGCTTAGACGCCTCGTCCAGAACCACGAACTTGTAGCAGGCGAGGTTCTCCAAAGTTTGGAGAACTTGGTATCCATGCGGTCCCAGCGGGAGCGTCCGCTTGGGCAGCTCGGCGGGTGCTCGTCGTCGTCCTCCTCGTCCGGCTCGTCCCGGAGCTCGGAACATGCCGGCGCAGCTTGGTCGCCAGAGCCGAGACTCGCCCGCGGAGTTCCAGGGGTGATACCCTGCATCGGCCTCCAACACCTCGGGGTAGCCCTTCGCATTCAGCAGCTGGCGCATCGCCTCCCACGCATGGTAGGCGGTTTCCCAGTCGTTGTAGTTGATCGTAGTCGTCATCTTGCTCATCGCTTCTTCATTAGATCTATTCCACTGGACCGAACGGATTCCTGTTTTGTTCAGTGGAAGGGACGCGATAATTGAATTCCCAATTCCTATCTCCCAAGTTCTAGAAATCTATCTCGGAAACCGACACACAGAGGTTGTTCTGGAAGGTCTTGACCCACCAGTCATTGACGTGTGCCCGAACTCTTGGGATTGGACACAAAGAGGTAAAATTGTTGCTTCATTGTTGTCGTCGTCCTCATCAATCCGGGATGTTCAGTGGATCAACCCGCGGGTAGCCACTTGCCTCCCGGTAGGTTCCGAACACGGCAGAACCGGCGGTGAACCCGACGGTACCCCGGTCTTGATCCAGGAAGTCCTCAATGTAGCGCTTGAGGCGCTCCAGCTTCTGGTCCCACATCTTCTTCGCCATGCGTGCCGTCTCAACGGCCGCAAGCTTCATGTTGAGCTTGTCCATCTCCGCTCGCAGAGTTGCAATTGTCGCGCAGTTCCGCTCCGTCATTCTTCTCCAATGGGAAATTGAGGCAAGACCAGAACAGATTCGTTTTGTGAGAGCAATTCGATCAATCTGCAACTGCTGAGATGCAACCTTCGCTTCTAATTCCTGAATCTTGGTATGCAGAGCCGTAGGACGGAAAGGATCTCGCGTTTTACAATATTAGTTATTGCACGTCCAAACTCCGTTGAGGTAGGCATTTGCTTATGTCCTGCGCGCGGACGAGTAAGTGCCTGACCGAATCCTCCACTATTCACGGACAACATCATTCCCATGCCATCTCTGCTGACAATTGAAAGGAGAAAAGGACCACCCACGGCATCCACTCCCTTTTCATGAGGTCGCTCACCACTGCGATGAGCTCCTCGTAGTTGTGTGCGGTTGCGATCGTGTACTCCACCATTTTGTGAGGAACAGCGGGCTTGTCTGTATATTCCATTGCTCAGTCGTCGAGATAGTATCCCTTCACATGGCGCTTGGCGTAGCAGTCGGGAGAGATAGTGCCCAGTCCGCCCGCAGCGGTAGCATGCTCCGCGACGAGGAGCTTCCTCATCTTCCTCCGAATCGTCGTCATCGGATGAACCGTCGTTGGACGAGGTGTCGCCGAGAATCCGAGCGACTGTTGGAACTTCTTCCGAGCGGCATGCCCCGGCCGCCCGCCCTTGAAACGGGGGTCCCTGCTGCCGAGCAATGCATGCGCGGTTGTGAGACATAAACTCATCAAAGTCAAGGAACTTCTTGCCACATCCACAGGTGCCCGTGAACGAGCTCTTGCGGGTGCACTTGTTTGCGAAGTGACCGGGCTTTCCGCACTTGTAACAGGCATCGTTGACGCGCGCAATTCGTGGCGGATCATATCCTCCTGTTCAACTGGCAGATCCACCGCCTGGTGTATGCTCCGTCTACATCCCAGACGCCATACTTCTTCATCAGCAATACGTAACTGAACCAGCGCCAAACCATTACCATCGCCTCCCGACGCGGCCGCCGATCGCGAGGGCGGCGGCCTCCAACTCGGCCTTCGCCGTCGTCACCTGCTTGTCAAGCTCGCCGAGCTTGACCTCGCACATGCGGGGCGACGCGTGAAGCACCGCATGCAAGGACCACGCCTGCCTTCATAACCCAGCGGCAGCTCCGCCGCTGCCTCCGGTCACAGTGGCAGCGACAGATGCTCTCCCCACCGCTGTAGACGGTGCGCAACGCACATGCCAAGCAGTTCACGGTCTGTTCACGGTCAGCAATACGTAACTGAACGAAGTCAAAAAGCCAGTTACGTATTGCT